GAGTACATTATGTAGTTGTTACAAGGATAGTTAAAATGCCAAGTAAAGCAATAGAGGGGGTGTAATGTGGAAAAAGATTTCAATATTTTTCTTGAAAAAGCTGAAGTAGAAGTTAAAGAAATGCCAACTTTTAAGGAATATGCAATAGACTTTAAAACTGGAGAATATATAAAAGATGAAAATAACGATATTAAAGTTTTAGAGAAAAATGAAGCCTTAAAAGTATGGATATTTAAAGCATTGAAAACTGAAAGATTTAGATATACTGATGTACACAGTGATAATTATGGAAGTGAATTAGAAACTAATATTGGCACTATCTATCAAAAATCTGTAAAAGATGCATTAATGATTAATCAAATAAGAGATACTTTATTGGTAAATCCATATATTTTAGAATGCTATAATTTTGACATTTCTAATGAAAATGAGTATGTTCCACAGATAACCTTTAATGTTAAAACGGTGTATGGAGAACTAGAAATGGAGGTGTAAAGTGAAAGATAGAATAGAATTAAGAAATAATTTCTTAGATAACTTAAAAAACCCACTCTCAAAAATGGAAGGGACTTTCAATTTTGATATTGCTGCCACTTTTGGAATTACAGCAGAAGAAGTTTATAAAGAGTTAGAATTTTGGGAAAAACAAACATTTATTGATACAGCTACAGAAGATGAGTATGTAGATAGACATGCCTTAATGTTTGGAGTAAAAAGGAGATTAGGAACTAAAGCAAAAGGTACTGTAAAAGTAACTGGAAAAGCAAACTCTGTTATAGAAGAAAATACAATATTTTTGAATAGAGATGGGATAAAATACAAATCTTTAAGAAAAGAATATTTAAGTCCAACTGGAATTGCAGAAATAGAAATAGAATGCCTTTCCGAAGGAAAAGTAGGTAATGCTGCAATAGGAGAAATTACAACTTTTGAAATTCAAAATAGCAATATTTACAGTGTTATAAATGAAAAAGAGATTATAAATGGTTATGATAAAGAACCTAATTCTGTATTAGTTGCAAGGGCTAAGGAAAAAGCTACAAGACCCGCTCACAGTGGAAATATTTATGACTATGAGCAGTGGGCCAAACAAGTTGATGGAGTTGGAAAGGTATTAGTAAAACCTCTTTGGAATGGAAATGGAACTGTTAAAGTTCTAGTTGCTAATTATAATAATGACATAGCTGATTCATCTCTAATTCAAAAAGTTAGGGAAAGAATACAGAGAGATGATGGAAGACCAGTTGGAGCCGATGTAACTGTTGATAGTTTTACTACTAAAAATATAAATGTAAATATACAAGTTATATTGAAAGCAGGATATGCTTTATCTGATGTAAAAGAAAAAATTGAATCTCTTTTAAAAGCTATAATAAAGACTGGAAGTGCTACATTTGAAAAAGCTAATAAATCTATATTATCTATTAATCGTTTAGAGAAAGCTATTTTAGAAATAGGGGGAATAAATGACAACTTTGTAAAAGTAAATAATTCAAATTCCAATTTAGAAATAGCAGAAGATGAGATATTGATAGTCAGGACAGTGGTTATAAATGAGTGATAGATTAATAAAAAAAGTATCTAAAATAGCTAGAAACAGTTTACAAAAAGATTTAATTAGAACACTAGATCTGATGTGTGAATATGTTAAAAATGATATACAAAAATACAAGGAGCTATTATTTATAGCTTTTTTTAATGAACAGCAAGTAGCAAATTATGAAAGATTTATGGAGCTAGATTATAAGAGT